CGTTATAGTCCCACTAGTCTTGACTGTGGAACCAACAGTGGCGTAGTTCTTATCCTCTACAAATTCGCCATTGCTATCAAGAGTGAAGTGCATCGTTTCCGAGGAGCCCATCATATGATCTGGTAGTTCGTCCTGCCAGATAATCATTAGATGACGCCTTTTTCCTTCAAGAAAAAGCCCAGCGCACCGCCGATAATACCAATAATAATTACAATTGGTTGGTCAACCAGAACTCCAATACCAACAACTACAGCGCCCGCTGCGGCATAGCTGGAGGGTTCCTTCATTCTGCTGGTAACCCAAGCAACGCTATTCATGCTGGTTTTCCTTTTTTCCTTGATTTATATCCAGACGCATAAACTGCGCGTCCTTGGCGCTCGGCTGAGGCTTTTGACTTATAGATCTTCCCAGATCTGCCCCACCTCCATCCGCCTTTAACTTTTCGTACTGGCATTTAAATCACCCTAATCTAAAAACTTTATTTTGAAAAGCTAATAATAAACATACCTCCGCCGATACCCCGACTCCTCTTCCTCATAATCTTCCGGGTGGCCAATAAAACCGCCCTGCCGAAAACGTAAGAGGGCTTGAGTCATAGAATCTACAAGATCGTCATGTTCGCCATTAGGAAACTGCGCACATTCTTCAATAATTTCTTCTGCAAAACTTTTTTCTGGGGCCCAGATCATTCCACTCTCAAAAAGTGGGGCCACCGCATTTACTCGCGCGTGCTTATCTTGTCCCTTTCCGGGGCTAAAGTTCATTACCGGAATACCCATGGCCCGTAGCTCTTGGGTCAAAGGCGTTCCGGAAGCCTTTGCCTCAATTATCACTATATCAGGTTCCCAATAATGATAGCTTTTGAGGGCCTCACGCTTCAAATCAGGGAACTCGTAGCGGCCCTTCCGACTATCAAGGAGGATTAAATTGGGGCCGCTGTCCTCATCCGGGTAAAAAACACCCCAAGTTGTGATAGCCGAATAATCGCTATATTCCTTTTTGAGAAAGGCCGTATCGTAGCTTTGAATAATGTACTCTAGCCCTGGTACTGCCTCACGCTCCCATTGTTTCCACCAGGACCGCTTTATAATACTGATTGAATCACTGGTCGGTTTTTGCAGCCATTGCGCGCTCCACTTTTGAGCACTCAATGAAGCCCGCACACCTTCCAGTTCCTCTAGTTTCCAGAACTCCGGCCAGAGTGGCTTCGGCTTTTCGTCAATTTCCATTATAGCTGGAAATTCGATGACCTCCCACTGATCAGCTTTCGGGTCGTGGGCCTGCTGTTTCAGTACCTTTGCGGTCAGGTCACGTTCGGACCAGCGCGTCATTACAATTACGATGCTGCCCCCAGGTTGGAGCCTTTGACGAGGCCCCGAGGTATACCATTCGTAGGCGTTTTCCATTGCCGCATCACTGAGTGCGTCTTGTTCACTGTGCGGGTCGTCGATGATGAGTAGATCCGCGCCGCGCCCGGTGATGGCCCCACCTACGCCCGCCGCAAAGTATTCGCCGCCTTGAGTTGTGGTCCACCGACCGGCACTTTTCGAATCTGGGGCCAGGGCGGCTTCCGGAAAAATTTTTCGGTACTCCGCCGAGTCTATCAGATTTCGCATTTTCCGCCCAAAGTTCATCGCCAGTTCGCCGGTATGCGTAGTCTGAATGATCTTCAATTTTGGGTTTCGCCCAACCAGCCATGCCGGAAAGTGATAACTGGCAAATTCTGACTTGGTGTGGCGCGGCGGCATATTTACAATCAGCCGTTTGAGTTTTCCGTCTGCGACGTCCTGTAGCTTCTGCGCAAACACCCGATGATGAGACCCCTCAATGAAATCCCCCCAAACGGAATTCACAAATTTTAAAAAATTTTTCTGGCTCGCTTCACTTTCCTCCATATCACGCAATCGTGTGTAAACTGCGAGGTACTCCTCCAAAGTATCCTTGCTCAAATTCTCAAGTCTATTGCGTAACGATGCCTCTACCATGGTCCAAAAATAATATTCAGTGCTAAATGGAGTAAAGAGAAAAGTTATAGGCAAATGGTACACGAGCCATGGAACTGGAGCCA